ATCTTTAATTGTTAATTGATCAGTGCCTGCAATTCTAATATCTATTTGATCATCTGTGTCTGCTGTTAAACTTGTATCACCATCTGCATCTAAAACTAATTCTTTACCATCTAAATCAGTTCCGCCACTAAATCCTGCGTCAACAATATTAGTTCCATCTGAATAAAATAATTTTGTAGTTTTTTCTGATACTCCAAAAGTAACACCTGTTCCTGATACAGTTTTAACTTGAACTGTAAATGCACCCGATGTGCCATTTGTTATGATATAAACTTTTTCTATTGAATCTGGAATCGTTACAACTTGATTTCCTGTAATTGACCCTGTTAATTTTATAACAGCGTTTTGAGCCACTGATGTAGCAGCACCGTCTGTAATTGTTAATGTTGTAGTATCAGCTCCACCTGCAATTGATTGCTCTACATAACCAGCGATTGCTGTGTTAACAATGTTTAAATTAGTATTAGTTTTATCTCCCCAAGTACCGGCGTTCTCGCCAGTTGCCATTATTTCTAAACCAAGATCTGTAAATGTTGATGCCATAATTTAATTCCTAAGGTGTTGGTGAGTTCACAGGTATTCTGATTGTTCCATCAGCGTAGTCGTCTCTTTTTCTACTACCTAGTTGCTCTCCTCCAAATCTCTCTACTTCCATTTTATATTTTTGTTCGTACAGTTGTAACATATCTGCTGGACCTTTTAAATAACCATATGCTTCTACCAAGACGGCATATAATAAACCATTTGGAAAGTTAAGGCTAATAAAATTTGTTGTAGTTGATGCGCTTAAACCTGTAGGTCTAGCGTTGTAATGAATTTTGTATACGTATGTTGTATTAGGTATTGGAGATAATAAAGCTCCTCCTGAAGTAGTGTTTGTAACACCAGTTGCACCACCCTTCATAGCATAGTATTTTGGTCTAGCAGTAGAAGCTGGATTGTTATATTCTTCTAAAAATGTCTCATCTTTTTTTTCTAACCATATAGGATTAGTTAAAGATGACGTTGCATCTGCAACTTGTATACCTCTAATAACTAATGCACCTGCTGGAGCATTTACAAAAGCTTGATTAGCTACCATATTATCTGTAGCTGCTAATCTATTGGCATCAATAGGTACATCTCTCATAATCCTAGTTTCAGCATTATCAATAAATTGATCTGTAATTGTACTTGTTAATACAGTTGTACCAACTTCAGTATAGTTTTGAATTGCTGTGGTTAATGTTGCGTAAGTGAATCCTGCCATATTATGCTGTAAGAGTTGCCGGACCTGCCGAACAATTCTCTCCTCCTCCTGTTATACCACCTGTTGTAGCAGTGTTTGTATCGACAGTAAAGTGATAGAAATCTGCTGTCTGTGTTATACTTCCACTTGAATCTCGTTTGCCAACTGTGATCGAGTAGCCAGCGGTTTTTGCAAGGTTAGCTCCTGTAACACCATCAAACCCTTGTGGGTTATTGAATGTTGCAGATGTAGAAGGCGCACCTCTAAATCTTACAGTATTACCTGTTGATCTACCGTGAGATTGTTCTGATACGTTTATAATTCCAGATGAAGCTGCAATTGTTTCAAACGGATTAGGTTGTAATAATATTGCAACAACATTTTCAGTTCTAGCTGGTCTAGCATCCATTAGTCCTTGATCATCTCCTCTTGTAGAACTTATGTCTAATTGAGGGTGTTTAGATTCAAATTCTGATCTATGCACAAAAGAACCATTCCATTCTTTAACCATTTCAAGATATGGAAACTCCATTCCTGATCTGTCTGATATTGCTTTTGAATATTTTCCTCTTGCCATTATGTTCCTGGGTAATAAACTTTTGGTGTTATGTGTACACTAGTAGAAGAACCATCTTCTGATAATGCTCTAGCTAATTCATCTTCATAAAGTAATTTCATTTGTTGAACTGATTGTGGATTAAATTTTTGTGCTAGGTAAAAAGCTAATCCTGATACCATACAAGGTACAAATCTAAATGGTACATCTGTTGCATCAGTATAAGTTCCATCTGCATCTTGAATTTTTTTAACAAAATAAATATGAACCGCTTTAGCTGCATTAGATGAATCAGCTGTTGGGTAAAGTGTAACGACTGTCTTATCTACAAATCTTTGCACAAAATATTTTGAAGGTGTTCCTTTAGATAATTTGTTTGATAGCGCTGAATAAGTTGATCTGTCTATTTTTGTAATTGCAGAATCTGCTTGATCTACTGCAGTTCTATCTGCTCTTAAAGTTGCTTCAAGAACATCTGCTACACCATAAGTATCAGCAGGATTTGTTACAGCACTTGTACCATCAGAACTTGCTCTAAAAAAAATATATTCTGATTGACCTTCAACAAGATTAATATCAGCTTCCCCTACTTCCCAGTAGTGCAAACCTCTATTACCCCATTCTTGAAACATTATATTTAAAGAACGTCTTGCTGTTTTTAATTGATATCCAGAAGTTACTTGTGAACCTATACGTTCGTAAGCCTCTGCAATAATTTCGTCTACTGCAAAAGTTTTGTCAAAAGTAACTGTGCCTGAAGTTGTATTGGCCATCAGTTAATCCTAACTATATAATTTTTTAAACTCTGCTACTACTGTATACATGTTGCCAGAATCTGCGGCACCTGGAACTACAAAGTTAACATCGCTCTCGTTAGTGTTATTAGATTTGTCCGCTGGTATTCCACCAAACTCTCTAAAGTCCCAATAACCTGCTCCTGTTAAACCTATAATAGGTATATCGCCATCATCATCTTCTTCATCTAAACGTGCAAATGAATCAAAACCATTGCCTGTGTCACATGAAAACCATACTCTAAGTAATGCTAAATGCGCTACAGCTGTTCCGTCTGCTCTAGCAGCCATTGCTGATACATCACCAAATACAGTTGTTGCACCTGTTCCGTCTGATTGATTTACTATTTTGATAACTACTCTTTGATCGTTTTCTTGTAGGATTGTTGGTCCTGTTACTACGTCTGCCATGTGTTTCCCTCCTTAATTAAGAAACTGTGGGGCCGAAGCCCCACATTAATTATTTATTATTTAAGATTTATTGAACCAACATTCGCTGCAAGTCCATCAATGATGTCGTGTGCAAGGAAAGCTAGTGCTGCTGTAGATGAAAGACAAGTCACTTTAAAACTTGAACCTACAACTGCGTTTGCATCAAAACCTATAGAATCATTTGCATCTGAAATTCCTACGTTGTCACCATCACCTTTTGGTACACAACCTATAATTTTTTCAGATCCATTAGTAATAATGTCTACATCATTACCTGCTGTACCTAACATTACAAAATGAAAAGTAGACCCTACACAATCAGCTGCTGCTGGAAGTGATAAAGATGCTGCACCATTCATTGCAGGAAATGTTATAATAGCTCCTGATTGTGACGCTGTTAAAGTCGTACCAGAAGTATATCCAGTTACGATAGTTACTATTGGAACAACAAAACCTGTTATTTGTGTACCAGTACCTGAGATATTACCGCTTGAATCTATATCAAGATTAGTTGTTATCGCACCCGTTGCTGCAGTTTTAGTAATTTGTTCAAAACCACCTTCTGCTCTAACCGGTCCGTTAAATGTTGTATTTGCCATGTTAATATTCCTCCTAGAATACATAAATGTAGTCCCTAGGGATGTCGACTGTACGCGTCTACATTTACTTTATTTTATTTAATGTACAGTGTGGTAATTATACAACAGATTTATATAGAGTGCAAGAGATTCTGTAGTGAAAGTGATATTTCAGTGATGTAGCTTTTTACTAAGTAGCTACGGAAACTTGTGGTGCAGAATCGTCTACTTTGTTAACATGCTGTGCTAACTCAGCTTCTTTCATCTTAATGTCAGATATTACTTGTCTAACTTTATGATCTATTCTGACCATATCAAGGGTATATCTTCCCTCGTTAAGATGCTCCTGCTCCCAACTCAACTCCAAGGACCTTTTTTGTTTGTATAGGTCTTGTAAGTTTATCATCGTTAATCTCCTCAAAGGTTAACCATTTTTTATTCAAACTATAAAAGTTTGATTTCTCCCAATTAATATCATTTTTTCCTAGTTTGTCAAGTATAGCATTTTCTAGTTCTTGAGAACTATCATTAGCCATAACTTTGAACTCGGTTATGTAGCCGTAGGCAGTGATTTTAATTAAGAATTTTTTCATTGAGTTTTATATGTTGCAAAAAAAATGAGGCGGTTTTAAGGCCGCCTCACAATTATTTATTTAGACTACGCTGCTCCTGGTGATCCGAAGATACCTCTAGGGTCTGAGAATCCAAATGAATATCTCTCTCTAGCTTTGTATCTAACGTTTCCAGTTTCGAAGTCGCCTTCCATCGAAGTTTTTACTGGTGCTCTAACAAACATTTTCAGTCCATTAGGTACATCAGTTTTGATGAAAAACGCATCTGTGTCAGTCAAGTAATGATTAACCACATAACCTTGTGGAATCATTCCCATGCTGCCAACTGCGTTGATGTCATTGTCAGCCGTTCCAGTTCTACCTTGAGATTTCATTAATCTCTCAGCTGTGAATTGAAGCGCAGAAGGAATTATCATTTTAACTCCCTTTGCTGCAATTTTTAGTCCTCTTTCATCAGTCATTGCTGCGATATCAATTAACGACTGCTCTAACGATGTTTCGTTAAGATCAGCTGCAGTTGATAGTTCATTTTTGAACGTTCCAGCAACGATTGGGTGAACAGCAGAACAAAGTTCTACTCCATCACCGCCTGTGAAAGATGAGCTAAACGCGTTGTTTAACACATTTGCTGCTTTAACTTGTTTCGCGTTAGCCATAGATCTAGCTAATGCTTTTGTATATCTAGACGCAAGTCTGTCATACAAATTGTCTTCAATCGCTTCTTCAGTGATTGAGAACGCTAAAGCAAGCGTTTCGTGAGTGTATCTAGCAGTGAAAGATTCCTGTGCTGTATCGTAGTTTACGCTTGAACCTTCAGGTTTAACTGAAGCGTTTGCGAAGCCACTTAACATTACTTCTTCTTCGAAAGCCCTGTCAGAATTTTCTACATCGAAAATCTGAGTGTGCTCATCTGCATAGTTCTTATATTCCAGGCCGAATAGTGCATTCAAACCTGGCTCTAGTTCCTTAACTAGTTGTGCTCTTGATATTGCCATAATAATACTCCTATTCTATTATACGCCTGTTGTTAATTTAAAGACATGTTCACCAGTGTTGAACACAACATATGCATTTGCATTTGCTGTAGCTTCGTCACTGTTGTCCGGGTCTTTTGATATACCGATTTGTTTAAAACCGCCTGATGTGCCTGAAGAAGACGTGTCTAACTCAGAAGTCGATTGACCAGTAATAGCAGATCCTGCTACTCCTGTAAAATCAAAAGCTGAATTATTCATCGCCGCTGTTCCAGTACCATCATGTTGTACTTCATAAATGATATTTGGATCTGCATGCACTGTAGCTACTATATCCGCTGCCGCTACTTGTGTATAGGACGCTTTAAACGTAGGTTTACTTGTTGTGGGGTCAGTAAAAAAACAACCACCGAATACACCCAATTGTTGTGTGTCTCCCGCTGCTGCTGGTTCAATACCACCGCCTGCTACTGCTTCAACGACTTGTCCACTAAAAATGGAACCTGAGGCGTTGTTAGCAATTGCATACTCTTCTGCTCTGATTAGTCCACCAGACAAGTGTCTTGTCGGTTTGAAACCAAAAGCTGCATCTTTATTTGCCATATTGTTTTCCTTATTCTGTTCACGAGTTTAAGCGTGAACGGGTTAATTGTTAATTCGTTGGTAGGGATTAACCCGAGAATTGTTAAAAAATTAACTTTTCTTTGTACCACCGAAGGTTACACGAGTCTGTCGATCATTATTGATCGGCATACTTGGATGCTGTTCCTTCATAAGGTCGTTGTCTATTGCGTCGTTCTTATCTTGAACTTGTTTTGCAAAGTATTCTTTTCGCGACTCAACGATCTCATCTGGTATCTTGGCTAGCAACAAGCCACCAACTCCGATTACTCCCTGATATTTTCCAGTCTGGACAGTTGGATAATTACTATCTGGATGTTCATCAGCTCTCACTAATTCATATCCTGATCTTAACTTAGCTGACATGTTTGATGTATCATCAAATCCCATGCTTTCAGCTCTTATCCATCTGTGTTTAAACCCGTCTGGTGCAGGGGGTGCATCTAAAGATGATGGTGGAGTCCATACTTTTGGTCTTTCTGTTTTAGACCTAGTTTGACTCGCACGTGAGGTTTTTATTTTGTTATCTTCCATATGCTTATATTCCTTCCGTGATTTTTAATTGTTTCGCATACTCTTCTAATGGCACACCTAATTTTTTAGCAATTGCTACTTGAGACGATGTGAGCCTCATAGTTTTGCGACCTGGTCTTGCACTTCGCGTTGCTGACGCTACTGTTTGTGCTGGTTTGGTCGTAACCGTTTTATCCTTTGTACCAAATTTATGGGGAAAGTCAATAGCCATACGTTTATCAACTTCTGCATAATATTCGTCTGAACTAGGGTCATATCCTTCTTGTTCAGTAAGTACTTTATGGTGATCAAACGATGTATACGTCATTGCATTGTCTGTTCCAAACCAAGGGTTTTTTTCAGCCCATGCTTCAGCTTTTGGATCTGGTCTTTGTTGAGCAACAGGTGGTGTTGGAGTTCTAACAATCTGTTCTTTTGCTTCAGATTGTCTTTCCTTCATAGCGTTTACTCTTGCTTCATCAATACCAAGTCTAGCTATTTCTTTTTGTGCATCAACTTCTGAATTAATATCACCAGCTTCTCTTGCTGTTGAAAGTTTTGCTTTTGCTGCTTCTAGTCCAGACGTTACTCTATTTTCCAAAGCGTTAACATAATTTGGCTCCATCTTTGAAAATCTTGTTTTTAGTTGTGTGTGTTCTTGCTGAACAGTTTTAGCATACTCTAAAGCAGCTTCTCTTTGTCTCTCTGCTTCACGCCATTTCTTAGTTAGTTTAGCAATTCTTTTTTGAACACCTTCACTGTATTCTTCTAATTCTGGTTTCTTCTCTTCTGTTGTCTCTTGTTCCTTGTCTCCTGCTTCTTGTTTATCTTCTATAACTTCAATCTTTTCTTCTTGAACTTGTTTGACTTCCTCAGTTTTTTTATCCTCTGATATATCTACATCTACTTCAGGTCCTGAAGTATCTAAATCTACCATCGGTTCTTTTTTCTTTGCTTCTTCTGTGTCTGGCATAGTTTCTCCTTAATTGTTAAATGTTATGAAGTACGGATTCAGGATTGTCTATGGTTCCTAAAACCTCGTCGTCGTTTAATAAACGAACTTCTCCGCCTTCGATGGGTAATCTTGATCCTGCGTATCTTGCAAAAATAACCCACTCACCTTTTTTGCACCACGGTCCTGTTGGATATTTTTCTTTGTCATGATAGGCCAACGGTCCTAACTTGATTACATAACCACAGTTAGTGGCTATACGTAATTTTTCTAATGATTCTTGTGCTATGATAATACCACCTTTAGTTTTCTCTTTCGGTGTGAAAGGTAAAACTAAAATTCTCCAGCCACTAGGCTCAGGCAACTGGGTTCTTTGTTGCTCAATCGTTTCTGGATTTAATGGTTCTTTTTCTTCTGTAAGTTTTGTAGCTGTTTGATATTTTTCTTCTAAAGCATTCTTATGCTTTGGGATCTCGGTCGATGTTGATAACTGTTCCTTGCTCATTTTTTTGCTCCTTCTGTTCTAGCAGGCTAGAGATTTCCTGTAATACGTACTGATATGTACGCGCTTGTCCTAACATATATTGGTATTTTTCCATATTGTCAACCCCTCCACTTATCATAGCGTCACCTACTCTTTGAAGGTTGTCTTGCATTATTCTTTGTAATTTAGATACTAAAACTAATGGATCCACTAACAGTCCCACTTCCGTAGTGATTTGTTTATTCTTGAATCTGGATCTCTTGCTGTTTTAGCTGAAGTCAATTTAGCTTTCATACCTTTCATTCTTGCACAAAACGATTTACGTCTTGGATTAGTTTTTGATTTCGTAGGTGCTTTTAACGTGCCTCCTTTGTAGCTGTCTCGGCCTTTTTGATTTAAGCCGCCCGACTCGGACTTACCTTCTTTTCTAGTCCACGCTGCACTTCCGCCTCCGTTAAAATGTGTTCTCATTACGCTGTTACTTTTTTCTTATTTTTTTTCTTAGGTTTTTTAGCTGTCTTAGCTGCTGCTACAAAATTAGCTTTTGTTGGTCGACCTTTGTCTCCAGCTTTTGCCATTTTTTCTCCTGAGCCGGCTGCTATTCTTTTTCTTTTTGCATTTATATTATCGTATAGACTCATTGTTTATCTCCTTCCTTTATTTATTTTTAAATAATTCTTTAGATTTTTGATTTCTAAATTCAATCATCTCATCTTTATTTTTTGATAATCTTTTTTGCATCAAATTTTCTTTATAAGCTCTTGTATCTGTTTTACCACCTTTAGGTTTCATACCTGTTATTGTGCTTTTTATTTTTTTTCCAATAGCAGGAGCGTTTTTAAAAGCATTATATAAAAAACTCATTAAACTTTCCCACCTTTTTTTAACATAGTTCTTTTCATAGCTTTTCCGCCACCAGCGTAAGCTATACCGCCACCCATAAAAGGTGATCGTTTGTCAGCCATTCCGCCTTCTTTGTAGCCCATTATTTTTTTAGCTACATCAGGGTTATTTTTTGCTAAAGCGTTCATACCTTTTGTAGGGTATTTACTTTTTTTCTTATCCATTATTTTTTCCCTCCTTTAAATATTTGAGTACCCTTTATACCATAAATACTAGCGACTACAAGTATCCATAAATTAGTAAACCATTTAGGAAG